GGCAGAGATTGCTTAGATTCCTCGTCAGGCAATCTTTACCCACACATCTCAGTCTCTTTCTCGGCATCGAGAGATTTCTCGAGAAGAGAAGGAGGAAAAGGTATAGAGCTTTTAAAGCACTATGCCAAGAGATATGTGTACTCCCAACCAGAAAGTAGTGCCGATCGGACTACTTGGTTCGGAGAGCGGTATTGGGTGATTAAGGGACTACCTCGTTTATATACGATGTGTAGAGAATCTCCCTTAGATCCAAAGTTTAAACACTTTTTGTCTTCGTCTTTTAGGACGTTTGACGCTCCCAATACCCAGGTGGAACTACTCCTATATGGAGATTCTTCTAGTAAAAAACTAGAAGAGCCGATCTTTGGTTTAGACCGGGTGTTCCCCTGTCAACTTTACCAAATGTCCTTGGAGATTCTTATCGAACAAGGTATTTTGGGAAAGTTACCCCCTTTCTTTGACTTAGAGGTCGTAAGAAAGGGCATAGGTTCCGTTATAGGTGAAAAGCCTATTCCGTGTCGGGCACATTGTGTCCGGGAACCTGGCGGTAAGATAAGATGGGTGACGATGGAACCCTCTTATGTTAACGTAGCATGCCAACCCCTTGCGCATATGTTAGCAGGGCTACTCAATCGAGTACCAGCATTATATTCGGCATTTAACCGAAGCTGGAAGGCATGGGACTTTTCTGATATGTTAAGTATCAAAAGTCCAACCATACAGCGTCCCGGATGGTCGGTCGGTGTTTATGACCTAGTATCCGCTTCTAATAACCTCGATAAGGGTATTATGAAAGAAGCCCTGACTTCATTTCTTAATGAAGTCTTCGGTGGAGGACCTATATGGAGTTACGTGGAGGTTATTCTCTCCTTGATCTTTAGAGATCGTTACGTAACAATTTATGCAGATGCCAAACGAAAGGCAATTCTGCACCAATTCACTACCAGTAATGGGCTCCTTATGGGAAACGCGGGTACTAAGGAAATTCTTGTACTCGCTAGTGAATTGATTCATCGGAAGGTTAAATATAGCCTTTCGATGAGTCTAAGGCCTTCCTTCGTCTGGCTAATAGCCGGGGACGATGTAGGATTATACTCCTCAAGGAAGACCTTCGACACCATACTAAGTATTCACCGTGCATTTGGTCATGTCATCCAGAAAGAGAAGACATTCCACTCAAAAAAGTGGGTTCCCTTTTGCCAAGGTGGAATACACTTGGATCGAGTCCGCCTCTTTCGTTCGAAGCGGCTTAAAGATCTGGAGTATGGGGAACATAGTTGCACTGATATAATACTATCAAGGCT